GCCGATATGATTGAAGCGATTAATCCAGTATTTTCTCCAACAACCTCGTATTTAGTTTCAATGGACTTTGTAGTTCCACTGATTACTTCATCTTGGATAACAGGAATATAAGCCTCAGGATCTGGTATTGAGTTTGTAAGTTTAACATATTGCAAACCATCAAGGCTTGTAAAGTTACACCCTTTAACGATACTACCTTCTTGGTAAATATTATCGCCAAATTGCTCAACTTGATTTTGAAGAATAGTTTGTAACTGAGTAAGCTCTCGAGCTTGGACAGCGTAAGCAGGTTTAAACAGAATTTTATAAAACTGCTTCTCTATATTAAAATCGTCAAAATATGGAGCAATATTTAAATTTTTATTAATAGGCATCTATCATGTTTCCTTAAAATTCTAATACTAATTTGTATTCTTCCCGTGAGGTTCTTGTACGAACGAGAGGAACAAAATCTTCCATGAAGTATACTTGCCCACTTCTTTGGATGTAATCTGATTCTATCGTATTATTGGCTTGTGGACTATTTATTATAATTCTCTGACCCGTAGAATTAACAATTGCGGCAGTCGGATCAAATGATATATCGTTATTTGCTTGGTTAGTAAATGGACCCATATAGTTTGAGATATACGCTGTGTTAGCTGTATCGTCAACCTCGTGTATTTTACCAGTAAATGTAATTTTATTTGATGAGTCTAATTGAGTAACAACATCACCTTCAATAGCATATATGATGTCGTTTGTTACAATTTTAATTCTATTATCAAATACGTCTGGTGTATTTGCGGTATTGGCTGAAGCACTTACAAATTCTGGATTTTTAACAATACCAATATTAGAGTAACTGCTTTCTGAACCAATTTGATTATTATCAGTTTCTGTAATATATCCATATAAAAGAATATGACTACAATATAATTCATCAATAAAGTTATAACCGTGTCCACCGAATGGTGAAAGAACTGGTCTTAATTCTACTCTAACATCAACAGAATTAGGATCTTCTGGAGCAAAATCAAACTCAGGATCTTTAACTGATGCAGTTAAATTAGTATAACCACTTCCTGGGTTAAGGATAATAATATTTGTTATTTGTCCATTAATTACCTCTGACTTAGCAATGCAGCCACTGCCGTCTCCCTGTAATTCAACAGTTGGGATAATTGAAAATGTTGCAATGTTTGAAACACCGTCACCGCGTGGATCACCTATAACTCTTGCTCTTCCAAGTCCTGAATTTGGCTCATATTCATATGTATCAATTTTATATAGGTATGATACGCCGTCTGGATTGGTAGCATATATTGTCATACCTGCATAAAAATTTTGAATTTGGTTAATATTAGAAGCTCTTAATAACATATCACCAGAGTTTGAAGGCGATGCTGCCATAAAACCATCTAAAGAAGGATAACCATTGTTGTCAACTGGGTTTTCAATAAAGATGTCTGATAACTCTGAGCCGTATACAACAGCAGCAGAGTTTGCATATGGGTCTGGATTTATTTCAAAATCAACAGGCAAAGGGATATAACCGATTGCGTTATATGCTTCAAACTCATTTGATTCAATAGCATACATAAATTTCCATACGTATTTATCAGCTGTTCTATATATTTGGTCTGTTGTAAATGCATTCCAGTTTGGTGGAGCAGATGAAGCGCCGCCATTATTGTTATATAAACATTTAAATACTCGATAGTCACCAGTGTCGTTATCGTTTGGACCTACAACAGCGTAAAACTTTTCACCATCTAAATCAATCCTATCATCGTATTGAACATAAGTTGCGTCTTTCTGCCAAGGATGGTATTTAATCATAAACTTAGTATCAGATCCAAGAACCTTTTTACCGAACACTGTATTTTCTAAAAACTCATTTTTACTATACTGTGCATTGGTCGCGCTTTGGCGTGTATCAGTTGTAATAGAAGAAACGAATACATAAAAGTCGTTATTCTGAATGTCTGTCATAAACATTCTAGTTGTATCATTTTTTAATTTTGTAGTAAGTACTTCTGCCATGTCACCTAGCCTGCCTCTTTGTAATATTTATAAACAATTTACTAACCTCTTCTACGTATATTAGGTCTTGGGTAAACTTTCCCAGATGCAGGTCTTGTTTTAAAGTTTCGTTTTGGAAGTGTATTTCCATCTATTGGTCGTTGATTAATCCATCTTAAATATTTGTTTGCCGCGCCTTGTAAACTATTTCTATCATACGCATCGTCTGTACCAGAGTCATACATGGCATTCATAGTTGCGTTATTAAGTAACCAATCCTCTGCCTCTTCCTGAGTTATCCTTGGCCAAGACTCTGCAAGCAATGCAACAACTCCTGCCACCTGGGGGCCAGACATACTTGTTCCTTGATATTTACCTAATTGGTATGAACTATTTCTTGCATCATTAGTACCACCTGAGTGCAAACTACTTTGAATTGCTTCACCAGCCGCGTAAATATCAACTTGGTTACCGCAGTTACTAAACGTTGCTTTAACTTCATTAACATTATTTGATGTAGCGCCAACGTTAATATTTGCATTAAATCCTGCAACCGAACCTGTACCACGGTTTAACCAATAAGTTTGGTCAAATCCATAATACTGAACATCATATGAATTATTCCAATCTTGGTCGGACTCGTTAACAGTTTTCCAACTATCATTACCTGCTGAACATACAATAATAATTCCATCGTCAATAGCATCTTGTTGGTCAGCTTGACGTGAAGTAAAATAATATGGAATATCCATTTGTAAAGATGGTGCATAACAGCCACGAGCTCTTAATTCAGCGGTAGTTAAATCACGTCCTGGACTAAACTCTGTACCTCTGTATGTAATACTTGTAATGTTACCAAAATTATCTGCGGCTGAACCAACAGGTATAGAACTACCATAACTATTATTTGTAATAGTAGGATTTCTTCTACCTGTTACAGCGTTAACTGCTTTTGTATTATGCCATTCCCTAATGTAATCCCACATCCTTGTACTTGATAAGCTATTTGGATTTGAACCATAAGGGCTAATGTTATATATTGTCGCGTCTCTGGCCCAGCCTTGAGTATTACCAGCAACCGTTCCTGCGCAGTGGCAGCCATGATTGTTATCATCTTCATCTGCTGAATTTGTATATGAACCTGAACGATCATATGTATAAGTTCCGTTACTACCACCGGTAACAGCGTTTGTTAAGGAAAACCAATTAAATTGATTAATACGAGATCCGCCAGTACCATCACTGTTAACAGCAAACTCTGGATGGTTAGGATCAATGTGACCATCAACAATAACAACATCAACGTTTTTACCTGATGCAGTTACGGTAAGATCCGAGTTTACATTTGAAACTCCATTGTCACCCCAATTGGATCTGTTGGCAGCTTCAGAGTGTCTAAGCAAACCCCAGTTAAAATCTGTCGCGTCTGTAAACCAATCTTTTGAAAACTTTTGATTAGTGACTGACCATCCTTGAGGTTTGGTAGTCAAATCAATTAATTCTACTAAATCACAATCCCAAACTCTAGGATCGTTTTTTAATTGGTTTGCTTCTTCATTAGTTAACATATAATGAGTATTACGGCTTATGTTTCTTCTATGAACAACAGGAATTTCTCGTCCCGGAATGTATAATGCTCCACCTTCAGTTTCCATGTCTTCGTAAAAAGAATCTAAATCCTCTTTATTATGAAGTGTAACAATCCATTCTTTTTGCATGTTATGCCTCTAACTGAAGTATTTCTATAGCCACTGTAATCGCAGCAGCACTACCATTTTTGCTTCTTACCTTTACCGGTATATTCGCGGTTGGTGTTGATTCTAAATTATAACCAATTGCTCCTGGCGCTATTAATACTTTTAAATTACCAGTTGATGTAATTACTTCGGCAACGATACCAGCATCTGGTGAAGGATCTTCTGTTTCAAGCCTAGAATTATCTGCCGTTCTTGCTGCGTTAGTTGTATAAAGTGTTACCCAAGCAGGATGTGATGTTGTGATTGAATATAATGCATATCCTTTATAACCAGTAATATCAATGTCTGTTGATACTCCATCAGCGATTGATGCCGTAGCAGCCGAAGGAGATGTACGACTTGGTAATGAACCACCGCCACCGCCTGAACCAACTTCAGAATAATCTGCTAATCTAACCCAAGAACCTGCATGTGCGTAATATGCTTTACCAGTTCCATGTACGTGAGCAAACATACCGTGATAACTACCAGCTGCGGGTAAATCGCCTTCTGCGTCATATACGTTACCAAATAATACTTTGTTACCGGCCATATCTAAATCAGAACCAGTTATAACACTAATAACTTCATTATTTGATAAACCGCCTCCGCCGCCTGAACCGCTAGCTTGAGGAACCCATTCGTAATCAGTTCCTGACCAAGCTAATACTTGATCCGCTGCCGCAGAGCCTATATTTAAATGAGTATCAACATTAGTGTTTCCATATCCACTTTGGAATGTTATATTACCATTACCGTCAGTTGTAAGAACTTGGTTATTTGCTCCATCATTCACATAGAATAATAAACTCGTTGGTCTACCAGTTAATGATGTAAATGCACCATCAAATGCGTCGTTGTATAATTCAGTAAAGTTTTCGTTAACTTTAACAAATGCGTTACGTAATGGATCGCCGAGACCATCGTTACCAACCAATCCAACGCCAATCGTTTGCTTTACCATTATTTTGCTCCTAAGTCTTTTCTATCTATTTATTAAACTGTGTCAACCTTTAAGTTGATAGTGTCTACTGTAATCGTTGTTCTGTCTGAACTGTATCGTGGAATAGATGGTAACTGATCTGGTCCAACAATTGGATCTCCGCCAATTAATGGATCATTCTTAATTGTTCTACCAAACTTGGCAGTAACTCCAACTACTTGTTTCTTTTTATATGCAAATGCACCAAATATTCTAGTACCTGCTAGGTGCACATTCTGTTTAAGTGTATCCTTATATGAATCAAAGTCAACAGTTGATTTAATTTGATACGAATATTCCTGATAAAAATCAGAGTCATGTATTCTATTTTGGCTATCATAATATGTATTATCAGTTTTATAACCATTTACATGTGATGTTTCACTTCCCCAAAACCCTGCGGTAATACCTTGAGTGTCTGCAAATAATTGACCCTTAGCTAATACTGTACCAGCTTTGTTTGTAAGGAATACTATTTCTTCGTTTAAATAACCAAAGCCAGAGTTTGTAACTTTTACTTCAGATATTCTACCTGTGGCAAATTGAGTACGCGATCGTACATCGGCGTTTGCTCCAAGTAATTCAGACGAATAATCTCTTTCAGTTGCTATAACTGTATATGATGTACCTTCATGCATAATGTCAGCAGTTACAAATCCGTAGTATGCATATGGCCGAACTTGAATAAATCCTCTGTCTACATTAATAGCCGTTATAATACCAGCTACACCTGTTGATGGCTGAGTAATGTCATCGCCTACTGAAAACGCAGCACTGAATGGATTTATAATTAATCGTTGTTCGTATCTATCAAACGCAATCATTACTTCGTCTCTGACTAATGTAAACACATCGTTTAAGTAATCTATGCCTGGATCAATATTTTCAAAATCATTTATTGTTCCAATTTCTAATGGCGTCAACGTAAATGCGTCTTCAATAACAGTACTTAATGTTACGGGGTCTACGGAACCTGACATAGGCTGGGTCGCAGGTGCAGCGTTATAGTTTGCCGCGTTTAAAGTGACAGCGAGGAATGGCAAAATAGGGTCAGTAATTAAAGAAATATTTTCGATATTAGAAAGAGACTCAACCTTAACGTCTGTTACATCATTTGTATCCGGATATAAAGCACCAGGTGAACTTTCATTCTTATCAGATATAGTAAATATTCCAGTGATTGTAACGTTTGGTGTTCTGTCTAGTGTTGTAATATCTCGTACTATATTTAAAGTATTGCCAACATCCAT